CGCACGTAGGTCAACCTCACGTGATTTTAATTTCAATAGCGGATCGGAGTCGAATTGTGACGTGATTTTCTTCTCCTCTCTCATGAAATCCTCTGTCATCTCGGCAACGAGCACCGCTTTTCTGGCCTCGATAGCCTGAGAGATCTGTTGTAGCTGTTGCACAGCGTTCGGATCGGTTGCAGCCTGTTGTTGCAACATCTGTAACTGCATCATCTGCTCTCTGAATTCTAATTGTACCTGTTCCTGTGCCATCAGACTGATATGCTCCAGGATATTTTTCTGTATCGCCGCCATGATTGCAGGATTATTTCTGACCATGTTGGTCGACATGAAATTTAGATGGGCTGTGATGTGTGCCCTGTGATCCTGACCAGGAAAAGCCTGGAAAGGTTTGCCAGCCAAAGCATTGATGTGTTCCATACTTGGCAGAATATAGATTATGAATCTGTGGATTCGATTGTGCGAGTTGTAATTCTGTCTGTGCCATGGATATTCTCTGCGCCATGGAGAATATATTTGGATCTGCAACCGGCACGATATCTATCCTATCGTCAAAATCTACCTGCTTGATGTTCCGTGCTCCACCGACCACGTCGTATGGATATTCTGGTGGTAGATATTGCGATACCACTTTTGATAAAAGTTTGAATTCTTTTTTCATTCCCGCATACAATCTCTTGTGTATCGCGGACATGACCCGTGAGCCACGTTCCAATAATGCGATCGTTGTTCCAACAGCAGCGCCTTGATTACCATCGCCCACCTGCATGTCAGCAATAGCCGCGAATCTCTGACCAGCGGTCACGACTATACCCATCAACTGTAATAGTGTTGCTGATGGTTCTTTGTACGGTAGTGGAAAGAATGCTTCTCTCAGGTTACCACCTGGTGCGTCCACATCTTTGAACTCACCAGGTTGTATTGGTGATGCCTCGTCTCTGACTCTCACTCCTCTTTGTTTGAATCCTGCAGGTAGATTGGATAGGGTTCCTGCATCTAACAATTGACGTAGCGCAGCCGTTGCGGTTCTGCTCAATCCGCCAATCATGTGAATCAAACCGAAGCCGTAAAATCCAAGTCCTGGAAGAAATTTAAAGTGGACAAAGTATTGGATCTTACTTTTCTTTAGATCATCAGGATTGTAGTTTCTTCTGATGGCTAATATTTTTCTACTAGCCTCCTCAACAGTCACAATATAAGGGAGCTTGATTCCTGTTGGTTGACCCTCAGAATCCACCTCTTCGAATCCCTCAAGATCTAAATTCACATGACATTCTAAAAGGGTGTACATCGGTTCTTGACTACCAGTTTTTTTAGTGCCCTCTAGCTGTCGTTCTTTTTTCTCTAATTCGTTATTTGTATCTGGTCCTGGTGGGCCAAGTTCTATATCAGAATAGAAACCATTGACCTGTTGTTTTCTCAAATCATTTTCTGAGATCTTTACCGTGTGTATGATAGATTCCGCATCGTCCAGAGAGTTTGCAGTGTATGGTACGATCAGATCCTCTGCTGGCACAAATTTAGAGACCGCTCTTCCTAAGAGTTGATCGTAATAGACTTTTTTAAATGTAGATCCTGCAAGTGGCAGATGAAATAACATCGAATCAAATTCTGGTTCGTACTCTGTCATCTGATCCATCAACAGATAGTTCATGTAATCTTTCACACGTTGTGATTGCTGTTCTACCGGTGGACTTGTTACACCTATGATCTGTGTTCTGACAGGTCCCTCTGCTGGAAGTAATTCCTTGTAAGCCTGTGCTTGAAACTGTGTCACCGCCTCAGCCAACACCGGGTGTGTTGCACCTGAGGCTCCCTGAAATGGTTCTGTTCTATTCTCGTATTTGAATCCTAAAAGATCGAGACCCTGAATGTATCCCTGCTCCCAATCTTTTCTGGATGTCTTGTAATCCATGTAATTCTGAACCATCTCGTTGCCGAGTGGATCTAAAATATCCTCTGGTAAGATGTCCGCCAGATTATCGAAATGATTCTCTGTTCCAGGTATGTTGATGGCACCTGGTTCAAAATCTATCGTTGCACCACCATCTTCTTCAGGTACAACTTCAACAGGGCCTTTTTGTTCTACTACTTCTTCTTGTTCAACAACTTCCTCACCAGGTATCTCAAGTTCTGTTCTGACCTCGTTGGGAAGAGCCTTATCTATATCTGCCATTTAAAATCCTTTTTTCGCTAATTTAGGAAAACCTTTTACAAGACCACCTTTTTTATAATCAAATGATTTTGGATTTGCTATTTCTCTTTTTCCCCTTCTTTCCTCTGAACTTAAAAAATCTTTTCTAAATTTTCCAGGTTTAAGATTAATTCTTTTGAGATAAACTTTGCTTTTGTTTCTTTTTGATCTTGTCATTTAAATTTCTCCAATCCTATGTCTTAACCTGTTTTAACGGAACATTCAACCCCTGTGGATTGGGACCTCTCTTT